CTCATTCGCGAAGACTGTATTCCGCTACCGGCGCGGCTATGAGTGGCAGGAAGCGGCACACCACATCGAGATTTGCCGGAAGCTGGAAGCGGTATTTCGAGGCGAAATCAAGCGACTCATCATCAACATTCCGCCGCGCTATTCAAAGACCGAACTCGTCAAGTCGTTCATCGCATGGGCGTTCGGTCAGAGTCCTGACAGCGAGTTCATTTACACGTCCTACTCCGGGCGACTGGCCGCAGCGTCGTCGTGGGATGTTCGCGGGCTGATTCAGGAGCCTATCTACCGGGCGGTCTTTGGCAACGTTGCCCTGCGCGAAGACAGTCAGGCAAAGGACGAATGGCGCACGACGGCCGGCGGCATCATGTATGCGGTCGGCGCGGGCGGCACGATTACCGGCTATGGCGCTGGCAAGCACCGCCCTGGCTTCGGTGGCGCCCTTCTGATCGATGATCCGCACAAGGCGGATGAGGCGCGCTCCGATGTGATGCGCCAGAACGTGATCGACTGGTTCCAGAACACGTTCGAATCCCGTAAGAACTCACCTGACACGCCGATCATCCTCGTGATGCAGCGTCTTCATGAGAGCGACCTCGCTGGCTGGCTGCTAGCTGGCGGCAATGGCGAGAAATGGGAGCACGTCTGTTTGCCTGCACTGCAGGACGACGGCACGGCACTTTGGCCAGAGAAGCACAGCATCGAAGAATTGCGCCGCATGGAAGCGGCATCGCCCTACACGTTTGCCGGCCAGTATCAGCAGCGTCCCGCTCCGGCTGAGGGCGGAATCTTCAAGCCTGATCAGATTCAGGTTATTGACGCTCTGCCCTATGGGCACATCCAATGGGTGCGCGGATGGGACTTGGCAAGCACGACGGATGGTGACTTTACGGCTGGCGGCAAGCTTGGTCGACTGCCTGACGGGCGATTCGTCATTGGCGACATGGTGCGCCTTCGTGTAGGCCCTGATGAGCGCGACGCAGCGATGGTCAATACCGCCTCGCAGGACGGCGTATCGACCAAGATCAGCATCCCGCAAGACCCTGGTCAGGCTGGCAAGACGCAGGTTCTCTACCTGACGCGTGAGCTCGTTGGATATCCGGTCGACACGTCACCCGAATCCGGCGACAAGGTAACGCGTGCCGAGCCTTTCGCCTCGCAAGTGAACGTCGGCAACGTCGTGATGCTGCGCGGCAGTTGGAATAACGCGCTGATCGATGAGATGCGCATGTTCCCTAACGGCAGCTTCGATGACCAGATTGACTCGCTGTCACGCGCGTTCTCGCACCTGATTGGCGGCGGTCTCGCTCAATGGGCGAAGTTAGCAGGCTAAATCTTCCAAAGGCTCGCGAGCCACAAGAAAGGATTCACTCAGGAAATGTCCAAGTCACGTCGAAACATGAAGGCAGGCGTGACGCAACCGGTCCGCACTCAGGATAGTTTTCAGAATGCCGCGGCCCAGGTGGGCTGGGGAACGAATAACCAGTCCTCTGCATCGACATACGCGCTTTCATATCAGAGCCGCAATCGGATTACGCTTGAAGCGGCATATCGCGGTTCGTGGATCGTTCGCGCTGCTTGCGACGCCATTCCCGAGGATATGACCCGGTGCGGTATCGAAATGTCCGGGCTTGATCCAGACGAGATTACGCAACTTGAAACCGACATGGTTTCGCTCGCGATCTGGGACAAGCTGTGTGAGAACGGCAAGTGGGCGCGTCTGTACGGCGGCTCGCTGGCCGTGATGCTCATTGATGGTCAAGACCTGTCGACGCCGCTTCGTCCCGAGACTGTCGGGAAAGGCCAGTTCAAGGGTCTGCTGGTTCTTGACCGCTGGATGGTATCGCCCCCGGTTGGTGACGTCGTGACCGAATACGGCCCCGACATGGGCAAACCGGTGTATTACGACGTCATCGCCGACTATGCGGCCATCCCGAAGGCGCATATCCATTACTCGCGCGTGATTCGCATGGACGGAGCTGATCTGCCGTTCTATCAGCGTGTCAGCGAAAACGGCTGGGGCCTGTCGGTTCTTGAGCCGCTTTGGGATCGACTGATTGCGTTTGACAGCGCGACGGTCGGTGTCGGTCAACTTGTCTACAAAGCCCACTTGCGGGTGATGAAGATAAAGGGATTGCGCGACATCATCGCTGCTGGCGGCCCCGCCCTCGCCGGCCTTAACGCACAGATCAAATATACGCGCGAGGCCCAGACCAACGAGGGTATGACACTCCTCGATCTGGAGGATGAGTTCGACACGCATCAGTATGCGTTCTCTGGCCTGCCCGATGTGCTGATCCAGTTCGCGCAGCAGTTGTCGGGCGCAACAGGGATTCCGCTTGATCGCATGTTTGGCCAGCAGCCGGCCGGTTTGAGCGATACGGGAGAAGGTTCCCGCAGGCTCTACCACGAGAAGGTCCACCAGAAGCAGGAAAAGGAACTTCGCACGCCGTTGCAGCGCTTGCTTGAGGTGATGAGCATGTCATCACTCGGCAAGCCGCTAGACGACGGATTCCAGTTCACGTTCCGCACGCTGGACGATTCGCCGGAAAGCGAAAAGGCCGATATAGCGGTCAAGAAGGTAACGGCGATCACGACCGCCCTCGATGCGAACCTGATCGACATTCCGACCGGCATGAAGGAGTTGAAAGGATCGGCTGCGGTGACGGGACTCTTCGGCAATATCGACGACGCCAATATCGAGGAAGCCGAGAAGCAGGCTGAAAACGCCCCGCCACCTGGCGAGATGGACTTGCCTGATGTGTCGAAGCTGACGGGCGATTCGTCGAGTGCGCTGGACTGGCTTAAACGGTGGAGGAAGAAATGATTTTTGGTGACCGCATGCCAAAGCCGCGTATTTCGTTTTGCCGGATGTACCGCGATTGGATTTGCACGGATCGCGTATATACGGGCATCGGGAAAACGCCCGACGAAGCATATGCATCATGGAACAACAGGCCGGATTGGTGTAAATGACCCTCACCCTTGACCGCAAGCGTGATCGCAACCCGGTCAAGACGCGAGGCGCAGAGATGCGCTACGGCTCGCAACTGCGGAAGGTAGCGAGGCAGGTCGGATCGATAGTAGCGCCCTTCACGCCCGGCGACATGTCGCAGGTGCCGACGATCGAGCACTTGCTCAATGCCTACGCCGACATGCTCAAGGGCTGGGCCACGCAGACGGCATCGAACATGCTGATGGACGTCGCGCTACGTGACGAGCAGGCGTGGAAGGTGTTCGCTAAAGACCTCTCCCGTGGCTTGCGTGAAGAGATTCGCAATGCGCCGACTGGCCAAGTGATGCGTCAGTTACTCGCCGAACAGGTCGAACTGATCCAGAGCATTCCGCGTGAAGCGGCGCAGCGAGTGCATCGGTTGACGCTGGCCGGTCTCGAAGACAGCACGCGTTTCACGGAAATTGCGGCTGAGATCAAGCGCACGACGACTGTGACAGAGTCGCGCGCGGTATTGATCGCACGCACAGAAACTGCCCGGACCGCTACAACGCTCACGCAGGCCCGCGCTCAGGCCATCGGCGCTGATTCCTACGTGTGGCGCACCTCTGATGACGGCGCAGTCCGCAGCGACCACAAGAAACTCAACGGCAAGATTTTCCAGTGGAATAGCCCGCCGGTCGCCGACGAGCGATCGGGTGAACGGGCGAACCCTGGCTGTATTTGGAATTGCCGCTGCTTTGCTGAACCGATATTGACGGATTGAATCGATATGAAATCAGACGAAGAAATCCTCGGAGAGTACGTGATCTGGCTGGAAGCGAATGGAAACAACTTCTTGCAGTCCATGGCTAGCGCGTTCATGAATGCTGCGCCCGAGTGGTACGCCAGCAAACTGAAATACGAAGCCGAGAACGGCGCACCAATCACCCCGGATTAAATAATGGCCCTCCCCGATTTCATCTTTACCGGCGAAGCAGCCGTCGCCGCCAATGGCGCGTCGCAGACAGTCGCTATCCCTGCGACTGGCACGCCGACCCAGGTCATCCTGACCAATCTCGGTCCCGGTGTTGCCTATGTCGGCTATGGAGCATCGGTGACGGTCGCTGCCGGCCATCCGCTCATTCCTAACGTCCCGGTAACGATGAACCTCAATGCCCAGACGGCGATTGCCGCAATCACGACCGGCGAAAACGCGCAGGTGCGCATTACTGCAGCGAAGTAAGCCATGCCAGAACCCTGCAAATGCGGCGCGTGCAAATCGAAGCGCACAACCGACTCGATCACTACGACCGGTTTTTTCGCTGATGAGGAGCTAGGACCAAATCAGTCCGAGACCCCCGAGGGGTACCTTATCTGCGAATCGGTGCCCATAGCGCGCACCGGCATTCAGGAATACGCCGACATCGAGTTCCCTGAACTTGAGGCTGGCCCGGACGGAATCATTTACGTCGAGCGCACGCCTGAAGTTGTGTTCGCCCCCGAAACGTTGGCGAGCCTGCTGGGAAAATCGGTAACGATCGGACATCCCAAAGAGTTCGTTACGCCGGACACGTGGGCAGTTCTCACCAAAGGGACGATTCACAACCCGCGCCGCGGCGAGGGAGACCAAGACGACCTTCTGCTCGCCGACCTTCTGATCACCGACAAATTCGCAATCAACGAGGTCCGCAACAACGGCCTGCGCGGCATCAGCGTGGGATACGACGCCGACTATGAGCAAATCGCGCCGGGACGGGCGCGGCAAACCACCATCGTGGCGAATCATGCGGCACTCGTGCCCAATCCGCGATGCGGTCCAGTTTGTTCCGTCCGTGATTCACGACACCCATCACTTGGAGAACCCCAGATGGCTATTAAGCAAGGCGCCGAGTCCCTCAAGGACAAGTTGCGCAAACTCTTCATGACGCGCGATTCGGAAGCCTTTGAAAAAGCGCTGTCTGAGGAAGTCAAGGACGACGCTGGCATGGCTGAAAACGTGCCGGCGATCCACATTCACATGCCGGGTGCTGAAAAGGCCAACGCCTCGGAAGACACGAAGGATGAAGACGCTCCGGTCGATCCGATGGCGCAAGTCATGGATTCGATCAAGGGCATTGCCGATTCGGTCGCTGCTCTGAGCGAGCGTATGGACAAATACGAATCGGCTGGCGCAACCAAGGACTCGGACGAGGAAAAGAAGGACGAGACCAAGGACGCAGACGAGTCGGAAGAGAAGAAGGGCGAAACGAAAGACGAAGATCCCGACGAGGACAACCCGAAGGACGACGTTTCGGCCACGAACGATTCCGCTTCCTTCCGCGACGAGTTCCAAGACGCCAAGGCCCGCGCTGAAATCCTCGCGCCTGGCGTGAAGCTGCCGACATTCGACGCCAAGCTTGACGGCAAGAAGACCGCCGACGCCATCTGCGTTCTGCGTCGCCGCGCTCTCCGTGCCTCGCTCGAGAACAGCAATGCTGACCTCGTGCGCGCCATCGTTGGCGATGCCGACGTTTCGAAGATGGATTGTGCCGCTGCAAAGATGGCCTTCCATGCCGCCTCGGAACTCGTCAAGCAGAAGAACAAGAGCGTCGCTCGAAAGACGACTGACGCTGCCGCAGAAGCAATCGATATCAACAAACGTCACGCCGATTTTTGGGCGACCCGCAAAGCTTAAGGAGCCGACATGCCCTCGTTGCAAGCTTATCAATTCCGCATGCCGGCTGGTTTCGCCGGTGACCTTCAACGCGCTGAAGTCGCGACGATCGAGACTCAACTGATCGACTCTGCGACTCCGCCGACCGTGTTTGGCGTGGCCGTCAAATACGTATCGGGCAAGGTTCAGCCGATCAATCTGTCGGGCGACACTGCGGCACTCGTGCAAGGCGTGAACCTTCGCGTCTTCCCGATCCAGACGAACGGCACCGACCCGCTGGGTACGTCGACGCCGCCGACTTCGGGCGTGACCGACATCCTGAAGCGCGGCTACGTGATGGTGTCGCTCGGCGGTGTTGCTGCAGCAGCCAAGGGCGGCACCGTGTACGTGCGCGTTGCTACGCCGTCCGCCGGCAAGCCGCTCGGCGGCTTCGAAGCCGCTTCGGACACGACCAACACGATCGCGATGCCGTCGAACTGGTACTTCACCGGTCCTGCCGATGCATATGGCATTACGGAGCTGGCGGTGAATATTTAGGCTTTGCCCATTTGAGCCTGCCGCGCGACCATCCTGACGGGATTTCTGAGTCAGACCTAACAAAGGTCTGCTCTATCCCGTTGGTGATCCACATGCCTCCCTTGCGACTCTCTGAGATCTTGGAGTTTCTCTCTGGATTCGCATTGGCCTCGCGGACACCCGCCAGATGCTTCGCCTTGAATTCTGGATTGGCGTGATTCAGTTTCATCGTCACCGACTTTTTGGCTTGAATCTCGGGGTCATTATGGTAGGCCACGGTTGCCGCCATCATGCGATCAAACCCTTCCGGCGTCATGGGCGCCCTATGACGATTGCGAAGCTTCTCTTTTGTTTCGGGGCGAGCTTGAGCCTTCCTGATGGCATCGCCTCGTTTCTTGCAAGTTCTTTGTCGGCAGCGAGGCGCCGTCGATTCGCAATCGCCTCCGGCGTATTTCGGCCCGCGTACGCCGCCCTTCGAAACGCCTCGCCTCGCTTTCCGGCCTTGCTGCTATTGGCGATCACATTGAATCCGGTGTTGATGCTGTCGTGCAACACGATCAATTCCGATTCGATTCTCGTTAGACCGTCAGCGGTTTTGTCGAGTGTGTAGAAAAGCGGTGTAACCAAGAAGTTTTCGGCTCCGATTTCCGCAATTGCTTTGCCGAGTTTCGAGTACGCGCCTGAAGGCCGGGCGTGATCCCGGATGCGCTTCTCAAGGTCCCCGCTTATGCCGATGTAGACCATTCCGGTTTCAATGTGTGTGATCGCGTAAATGCCGGCACATTGTGTAGGGACGTTGTCGGTCAGGACTGTAAAGCCGTACCAGTTCTTAGTTTTCATATCGATGTGGTGTGTGATCCTAAATAAATCATACAACATCTAATCATTGTTTTGAATCTCCTAACCCCGCTTTTGCGGGTTTTTTTACGCCTACACAAAGGTGGGATTAATGAGTAAGTACAGCAAGTCTTTTTTGGCTAGCGCTGCCGCAATTGCAATGGCTTCGCCGCGCACGGTTCGGCAATACACGACCGACGGCATGATGACGTATGACCAGGCAACGCTCGACTCGACCGGCGTATTCCTGATCGGCCAGCTCGAACGTCTGGACCAGACGCTCAACGAGCCGCTCGTCGAATTCACCTGGTCGCGCGACATCGACATCCGCACGGACGTTTCGCCGGCTGACGAGCTCGCGTCGTTCACGAACTCGGCATTCGCTATGTCGGGTGGCATGACGCCGGGTGGCATCAACTGGATTTCGAACGAAGCCAACGCGATCGCTGGACCGTCGCTGGACATCGGCAAGACCGCACAGGCAATGCGCCTGTGGGGTGCTGAAGTCAAGTACACCGTTCCCGAACTGGTGAAGGCGCAAGCCCTCGGCCAGCCGGTCGATGCGCAGAAGGTTGAGGGCATGAACCTCAAGCGCAATATGGACTTGGACAACCTCGTCTATTTTGGTGATGCGACGATCGGCACGGCTGGCCTCGTCAACTCGACTTCGATCATCACGCCGTCGAACGTGGCGAACGGTGCTAGCACCACGCCGCAGTGGACGACCAAGACTCCGGCTGAAATCCTGAAGGACGTCAACGAAATCTTGACGACCAGTTGGCAGAATGCAGGCTGGAAGGTGATGCCGAACCGTCTGCTCGTACCGCCGGCACAGTATGGCTACCTCGCGTCGACGATGGTCAACACCGCGGCGAACTACTCGATTCTGACGTACCTGCTCGAGAACAACATCTGCACGAAGTCGGGCACGAAACTGGAAATCTTGCCGCTGAAGTGGCTGATCGGCGCGGGCGTGGGCGGCACGCCGGGTACGCTCGGCACGGTGGACCGTATGGTCGCGTACAACAAGGACAAGAAGTATGTCCAGTACCCGATGACGGAACTGCAGCGCACGCCGCTGGAATATCGTTCGCTCTATCAAATTACTACTTATTGGGCACGTATGGGCCAGGTGGAGTTTCGATATAGCACTACGGTCAGTTACAGAGACGCAATCTAACCGGTTGCCGGGTGTTGTTACAGGTTGACGACCCCGGCAGTTTCGCGGAGCATAAGATGACACGCATCGCCAATCAGGATTTCACCCTGCTGCGCGACGATAGCCGGCCTCTCTATTTCAAGGCTGGCGACGAGATTCCCGCAGATTACGAGTCGCACTGGTTCGTGCTGCATCACACTGACGAGGTTGCTGCCGCCAAGGCGGAGCCGCGCAAAACCGATCGCCCCGCTAAATCATGACCGTCACGCCCGCTCAGCTACGCACAGATTTCCCAGAATTCAACGATCCTACGCGTTATCCGGATTCGTTGATCCAGACGTGGCTGACGGTGGCGGCATCGTTGGTGAATGCTGATCGGTGGGTGGAACTGACCAACATCGGTATTGAGCTCGTCACGGCGCATCACCTCGTCCTGTCCGTGCGCGACCAGACCGCTGCCGCTGTCGGCGGCGTTCCCGGTGTGATGACCGGGCCGACGTCGGCCAAGGCGGTCGATAAGGTCAGCACGAGTTACGACACGGGTGCTGCGGCGCTGGATGGCGGCGGCTTCTGGAACCTCACCAGCTACGGTGCGCGCTACCTCTCGCTGGCGCGCATGTTCGGCGCGGGCGGCTTGCAGATCAACGGGTATTGCTGAGAGCAACATGAAATCTGGCGCAACGATGACGACCGACAAGATGAAGTCGATCATCGACGCCATCAACAAGTTGACGAAAAAGGATGTGCTCGTCGGCATCCCTGATAGCGCTCCCGAGCGTACTGACACACCTATCACCAATGCCCAGATCGGCTATGTGATGGAGACGGGCTCTCCTGAGCATAACGTCCCTGCCCGACCGTTCCTTGTGCCTGGCGTCGCCGACGTGCAGGACCAATGCGCCGACCGGCTTGGCAAGGCTGCAGACGCAGCGCTAGGCGGAAACTTGTCTGGCGCAGAGCGGCAAATGACGGCAGCCGGCTTGATCGCAGAGTCGTCCGTCAAGAAAAAGATCGGCAGCAACATTCCTCCCGCCCTCTCGCCCGAGACGATCCGAAATCGTCACAGGAGCCGGCAGACGCAGAGCATGCGCCCGGAGGAAAAGGAATATCTGAAGTCTGTCGATTCGGGCACTGATCCGGCGCAGGCTCAGACCGAGGCCGGCATAATTCCGTTGATTAACAGCGGCGCGCTTCGCAACGCCATTACACACGTCGTCCGCGACAAAGACTAGCCATGCCGCCACTTTTGGATGTCAGCGAAATTTTGCTCGACGCAGATTTCGTCGATAGCCTCGTCTGCGCGCGGCAAAAGCAGACCGTCGACGACAACGGCATAGCGACGGACTCCGCCATCTCGACGCCCTTCTACGGCGTGGTGACGAACAACAGCGGCGATATGCTGATGCGCCTCGCGCAAGGGTCGCATATCAACGGCTCGATCACGGTACATAGCCGGTTCCTGCTGCAGGCTGGTAGCGATGGGCAGGATGCGGATATCGTGACGTGGAATGGTCGCGCTTATACCGTTACCAACGTGGGCGACTGGTCCCGTTTTGGGATCGGCTTCACCGCAGCGAACTGCGAACTGATTCCGCTGTCGGGAGGTTCAAATGGCGGGTGATTCAAGCATCGCCGGTTATTTGCAGCCGACCGGTGCTGCACCGCCTGAAGACGCGGGCCTAGATTCGATCTTTCAGAAGCTCATCATCGGACTGACGGGCCTACCCGGAAACATGGTGCGCCCTCGCTGGCAGTCGACTGTGCCGAAGCAGCCCGAACCGGCGACGAACTGGTGCGCGGTCGGCGTGACGGGCATCGAGCACGACGCGAACTCGTACGAGCAACTTAACCCCGCGGGTAACGAAACGTTCATCCGGCACGAGATCATCTCTGTACTGTGCAGTTTCTACGGCGCGAATGCGCTGAACTTCGCTTCGCAGGCACGCGACGGCATGTACGTGCAGCAGAACAATTCGACGCTCGATCAGTTCGAAATGGGACTGGTGGAAGTTGGATCGATCGTCACTGCCCCCGCCCTGATTAATCAGCAATGGGTAAGGCGGTTCGATCTGAGCATGCGAATCCGCCGTCGAGTTGTCCGCACGTACCCGATTCTCACCATCCTGTCCGCACAGGCGACGGTCGATTCTGACCCGCGCACCGAGACGATCATCGTCGACCAGTAACACCTTCACGCAACGATTTCTAGGCCCGCCACTGTGCGGGCTTTTTTCATTGGGAACCCACTAAATGACGACGAGTCAACTTCCTATCTCTCGCTTGATTCAGGGGACAGTGAATCTGTCGCCGAACGCGGCGCAGGCGCAGAACCTGAATACCGAGTTGATTCTTGGCTCGTCGCCTGTGATCGACGTCGCATCCCGTATGCGCGAGTACTTCAGTTCGCCGGCAGTCGCCGCGGACTTTGGCACGACGGCGCCTGAATATCTCGCTGCAGTGGCGTGGTTCGGCCAGTCGCCCCAACCGGCCAACGTGCTGATCGGTCGCTGGGCGCAAACCGCCACGAACGCGCAACTGTTCGGCGCTACGCTGTCGACGGCTCAACAGGCAATCGCGAACTTCACCGCGATCACGACGCCGGCATTCTCGATCACGATCAACGGTTCGCCGTTCACCATCTCGCCGGCCAGCTTCGGCTCGTCGGTCAATCTGAACGGCATCGCAGCGCTGATCCAGACGGCTCTCGCTGCGGCCGTCGCAGGTTCGACGTGCGTCTGGAATTCGAGTTTCGCGCAATTCATCATCACGGACGGCACGACGGGCGCAACGTCGACGCTGAGCTTCGCCTCGGCTCCGACTGCGTACGGTGCGATCACGTTCGCCGTGAACCCGACCGCTGCGGCCACGATCACGATCGGCGGAACTCTCGTTACGTTCGTCACGTCGCTGACGACCGGAAATCAGATCCTGATCGGCGCGAACCTCGCGGCGACGCTGGCGAATGCGGTCACGTTCCTGAACCAGTCCGCTGACACGAATCTGGTCAAGGCAACGTACTCGGTCAATCAGGCTGGCACGGCAATCCAGGTCGTCTACAAGACGCCTGGCGCATCGGGCAATACGTTCACGCTGGCCGCATCGGTTGCAACGCCTTCTGGCGCGACCCTGACGGGCGGCAGCGGTACGGACATCTCCGCCCTGCTCGGCATGACCTCGGCATCGTCGGGCGCATTCGTCGCCAACGGTGTTGCTGCTGAAACGGCGGTTGCTGCTGCGGCTCTGTTCGATAACCAGTTCGGCCAGCAATGGTACGGCCTGACGGTGCCGCAAGCGACGGATGCCGATCACCTCGCGCTCGCTGCATTCATCGAGTCGACGAACAACAAGCACTTTTATGGCGTCACGACGCAGGAAGCGGGCGTTCTGACATCGCAAAGCACGACCGACATCGCCGCACAGCTTCAGACGCTCGGCTACAACAAGACGTGTACGCAGTTCTCGAGCAACAGCGCGTATGCGGTGAACTCGCTGCTTGGCCGCCAGTTGACTGTCGACTACGACGGCAACAACACGGTCATCACGCTGCAGTTCAAGCAGGAGCCGGGTGTCGCGCCGGAAACGCTCAACGCCACGCAGATGAACGCCCTCGAAGGCAAGAACTGCAACGTGTTCGTCGCGTACAACAACGGCACCGCGATCATCGAGCCGGCCAAGGTCGCATCGGGCGAGTACATCGACACGATCGTAGGCATGGATGCGTTCCTGATCGACGTGCAAAACGCGCTGTTCAATCGCCTGTTCACCAGCACGACGAAGATCCCGCAGACGGATGCGGGCATGCACATCCTCGCAACCGACATCGAAGGCGTCTGCCAGCAGTACGTCAACAACGGCCTGTTCGCGCCTGGTGTGTGGAATAGCGGTGGCTTCGGCACGCTGAATCAAGGCGACTTCCTGCCGAAGGGCTACTACGTCTTCCAGCCGCCCGTCGCATCGCAAAGCCAGGCCGACCGCGCCGCGCGCAAGTCGGTGCCGTTCCAGATCGCTGTAAAGCTGGCCGGTGCAGTTCATACGATCGACTTCGCCGTGACCGTCAATCAATAAGCGAGATAACACATGAGCACTTACAGTTTTCAAGATGTGGCGTCGACCCTTACCGGCCCCGGCGGTTCGATCACGCTGGGTGACGGCGCGGGCGATGCAAAAGAAGGCATTACGATCGAATTCGTCGAGAACGCCAACACGATGGTCATCGGGGCCGATGGTTCGGTGATGCACAGTCTGAATCCGGGCAAAGGTGGCCGCGCCACGGTGCGCCTGCTCAAGACGTCGCCGACGAACGGCAAGCTATCAGCGATGTACAACTTCCAGCGCACGAGCTCGGCCAACTGGGGCCAAGGCGTGCTGGCGATATCGGACATCGTTCGCGGCGAACAGTATTCCTGCCAGCAGGTCGCGTTCTCGAAGTTCCCGAACAACACCTACGCAATGGAAGCCGGCACGATCGAATGGGTGTTCGACATCGGCGTAATGGACCCCGCTCTCAGTATCGGGGTGTAACCCATGAATGACATCGTAGAAGTCGGCGGCCAGAAGTATCG